GAAGCCGGCCGTGGTGGCCACCGCCGTGCCGCCTAAAGTAGACGACAGCGTGAAAGTTGTTGAGCCGTTGGTGAGAATTATGTAGTAGGTGGTGCCGCTGACAAGGCCCGTTGACGTGCCAGTTAGAGTCCCGGCAACAACAACGGCTTGGCCAACAAACAGGCTAGGAGTTGTAGTGCAAGAGCACTGGCCTGCCGTGCCTGTAACAAGGACGCCCGCCAACACCAAGCCGCTTGACAGCGACGTGACGTCCATGACGCGGGCCGCCGCGTTGTCGGTGTCGCTCCCATTGATTGGCCACGAAAGCGTTGAATCAGCAGAAAGCGTGATGCTGCGGTATGAGACGTCGGTCGGCTGGATTACCTGACCGGTGAATGGGCTATTGAAACTCATGAATCCCTCACAATCGCCTGACGATCAGCAGCACGAATGACGTTCTCTGTCTTCAGGACTTCAATGATTTTGTCGTAATTGCTCTGCCACATAGGCATGCGCTCGTCATTCTTGAGGAACGGCATGGCTTGCAGCAAAGTGCCATACAGCAGCGCCTGTGGGGCGTACTGGGTGAACCAGCTCGATTGGTTCGATGAGTCCAAAGGCTGCACGCGCTCGTAATACAGCACCTCGTAGGAGTAGGCCAGTGTAGGGGTGGGCCCTACCAACCAGTGCTCGTAGTCGTAGTCGCAAAAATACAGCGGCACGTCAGTGCTGGCCGCTTCTGGCCAATACTCGCGGATGTACTCGTAGGTCCGAAGCAGCACAGGCTGGCGCTTGCCTGCCACGGTGATGTTCATTGAAACAGTCTTGCGCCAGCGTGCAGGCTTGGGAATTACGTTCTCGGACGCAACCATGTTGCTTGTGGCCACAGTCAAGTTGCCAAGAAATTTGATCTCAGCCGCAATGATCTGCTCTGCCAGCATGATGAACTGCGGAATTTTGTCTAAAGTTTGGGCATCTGTGCGTTCCAGATAGGTCTGGATGTCATTGACCAAACTGTCGTACGTCATTACGGCTGCGACTGTCATTTTTTTCTCCGTTATCCGACGTTAAATGGCTAAGACAGAAACAGGGCGCGTTCGTCATTGCGGCGTTTGACTAGCCCCGGTAGGATTTTACCCCCGCCCCGTGTAAACTTCAAGAACTCGTCTGCCGCCGTTTCAATCTCTCCCCTAAGAACCTTCTGACGGAGGGTTGATCGCTGAACTCCTCCCAAACCGAGATTAAAAGCAAAGCTGACAAGAGCGTCGTTTTGGCCTTGGGTAAGAACCACAGGAAAAAGTTTGGCGACCCCAACTTCAAATCGCTGGAGATCAGCACCAAGGATTCCATCTACTTCGGCTCCTGAAAATACGCGGTTATCTTCCGCTTTAAGCGGGTAAGCGTCTCTTTGATCCAGAGGTAAACGACCTTGATCGGGGTATAAGACATGACCAACTCCTACAGTCCAAAGACGCGCTGGGCAGCGGTACGGTTTAAATCGCACACCCTCGTGGTGCTTGATCATCTCTTTGCACCGTTGAGAGACTTTCATTTCTTGCTGAACGCTTGGCTTCCAAACCAGAAAGAAATGACACTCGCCCAAATGATTTGAGTTTCGTCATCCCAAATATTGTCCAGCATGATCTGGAAATCTACACCGTGCTGCCAAGCGTAGACAAACCCGGCAACGTCAACGAACACCAGCAGGAGGAACAGGCCATAGGTGATAAGGGGCCGAACACCCGCACGGAGATTCACCATCCACTGTGATGCACCTTGCCCAATGGCTATGTCGTGGGCGTACAGGGCGCTGCGCTCTGCTGATGCGGCCTCAATCATCTGGCCCTCTACCCTGATCTCTTCCACCCGTTGTTGGGCTTCAAAACCCGCCTTGCGGAGTTCCAGTTCACGCTCAGTCTGGAGTCGCGCCATTGCCATCTCGTGGCTCTTGTCCGCACGGTCCTGAAAGAACCCAAGCAGCTTGGGTAAGCCGCCAGCAAGGAAGCTGACCAATGTAGTAATCAGAGTAATCATAATCAGCCCTTTAAGTCAAAACTCAGGTTTGCATGGCGGGGGTACTGCACAACGCGCTCACCTTCAGGACATTTATATTTGATTGTTGCCAGCAGTGTGGCTGTGCCCGGTGCAATCTTTTCTTTTCGCACCATCGTAAGCTGGTATGTAAACGTGTCAATCGTCGGCCCAGCGGGGCCGCTGAACTTGCTTGCGGTGGTCGTTGCCTCATGCACCATGCCTGCTGCGTCACGGATGCTGGGGGTAAAACTCTCCACGGAGCAGTCATCCCGCTTTTTGATCCGGGCCACTGTGACGTTGATGGGCTGTCCAACCGCCGCTGTGATTTTAAAATGCTCGGGTGACCACTCAAGGATAGCCCTGTCAAACCAACCAAACTTGTCTGCAAGCGTGTAACCGCCGCCAATGGCTGCAATGCTGGCTGCAACGGCTCCAATGGCTTTGGTTACGTCAATCATTTGTCCCGCCTGTTCCACATTTCAAATAAAGCCTTGATCTTCTCTTCCAGTACCGCCACTCTCAGATCAAGTTTAGCCAGCACAATAATCAGAGTGATCAGCGCCAGCAAAATCGGCCATGACTTGGACAGGACTTCAAATAAGTCCACTTCATCGTCCAAAGGTCAGAGATGCGTAGACGATGGCAGACATGGAGACGATTAAGACACCCGTGGTCTTCATAATCACACCTTCCAGCCGCTTGAGCCTTGCATTGATCTGTGCATACCTCTCAGCACAAACGGCCTCATGGCTCGTCAATCGGATGTCTATTTCACTCATGGTGCGTCAGGCCAAGTGATTGTCCAAGGGAATCCAGCCTGTGCTGGGATGTCTCGCAAGGCTTGGCAGTAATCTTTCCACGCCTGTGAAGGTGTCATATCACTGCGAAACCGCCAATCAGTCTCAGTCAGCTTGTCATCCCGGCTGGTGCGTACCGCCTTGGCTTGCTCTGCGTCCTTGCTGGCCTTGTAAGCAGCCTCTTGCTCGGCAGCAGTTGTCTCGCCATCAGTGAAGACAGGGCCAAGGATGTACTTGGTGTACCACTTGCCATCAATCTGCTCAACGCCAGCTGCTTGGCTGTATTGGTAGACCGTCCCGCCAGAGGCTTGTGGGCCTTCAAAGACCACATCAGCACCCAAAGCCTCTAAGACTTCAGTTGTTGTTGTCTCCCATGATGGGCCACCATTGGCTTTTTGGTATGCACGAAACTCTGCCTCGTACATTACCGCGCCTGTTTGTGTTCGTATCTGCATTGTGATTCCTTACGCGATTGCCAAGAAGATGAATGTTCCTGCTGAAGCATTGATAGCGGCTGGCGCTGTACTGCTGATCTCAAAGCCTGTTGATGCTGTGTCAATGTAGTCTGTACTCGTGACTTCAGCCGCTGTGCTGTTCAAGAGCAGGTAAGGGTCGTTACCCGCCACGATGCCCCGTGCGCTGTCCCAGACGTACCAGTCACCCGTTGAGTCGGTGCGCTTGATGAGAACGAACCGCGCCCCGCCTGTGAAGCCGCAGTTGATGGTCTGGGTTGTACCTGTGCCTGTGTATGAGCCTATTTTGGAGACTCCGGCGCAGGTTGCAAAGAGGTAGGCAACGTATGTGGCACTTACATAGTTTGTTCCATAGCTACGGCTCACCTTAAATGTTGTTGTAGTCGGAGTGTCCGTTGGACTCCAATAAAAAATAGATGCTGCATCACTAGAATTTAATATAAGCCCACCAGAAGTACTTGCGTTCCATACCCACCACGATGGAGCAGCACTTGCACTTCTACTTTTTACAATTATTAATTCTGGTGTTGTCGTCAGATTGTGTGTGACTGCTCTTCCGTCAGCGTCATCCCCCGTATAGCAAACCTCATCAAAGAAGCCGGGGGCGCGTCCAAAATTGTAAAAGACTACATTACTGTTTGTGTAGCCACTAGGCATTTGGAAACCCGTATTGTCCCAACCAAGGCAAAACCCGGCGGCGGAAGACTCTGCGGCAGTAGATGATGTTTTTAACAAAGACCCACTTGATGTGGAGTTTGTAGAGACACCGGCAAGTCTAGTAAGAACAGGGCTATTACCCCCATCTCCCGGTAAGTAATTGAATATCTGCAAATCTATAGGAAACCCAACAGTTGTTTTTGTTGCCAATGGCGCATTCACAACATTTGGACTAAACACACTCGTCCCCAGCGTAGGCACTTTCATCGGGCCACGGCGTATGGCTATGTAGATGTAGGTGGTATTTATTGTGTCACTAACCACAAATCCAGTTGCAGTTGGGTTCCCTGTTAAACCACCTTCAGTTTGGCTAGAGTTTGGCGCTAAATACTTTCCACCACTAAACGCATAACCACGCATAGTGTCAGCCAAAACCCAATCACTTGCGCCCCCAGTGCCTGATGCACCTTTATACAAAACCCACTGAGGTTCATAACCAAGGCTCACAGTTGCATTGCCACTGCCATCAGTAGTAAACGACCCACACGAAATCACATTGTCCGTACCCGTCAGGCCAAAGCCGCCTGCGTCATGGGCAAAGAGGTAGGCTACGTAGGTGCCACCAGATGCGTTAACAGTAGCATCCGTTCCAAGACTAAACACTGTGTCTGTTGGTGTTGTTGAGTTCCATCGTGTTGCGCCTGTAGCTTTGGCGGCTGTGCTGTTTAAAACAAGATATTCGGTATTGGCAAGACTGCGGTGGTAGACAGCCCACGCTGCTGTGGTGTCTGTGCGCTTGACAATAATGCTACCGGGTACAGAGCCGAGGCTGTGGGCAATAGTGGTGTTTGAACCCGTCCCCGTATAAGTCACAACATCAAAGAACTTTGGCTGCTCTCGGAATGTCCATGAGACGTAATTATTACCAGTTAGATTAAAACCACTACTAGCCGAATCAGTTCCCCATGTAAAACCTACACTATCAGCCCGTTGAAAATTAGGGCCGTTATCTGAAATAGCAGAATCCAAATTACTTCTTAAATACTTTGCGCTAGTAAATGTCATCCCATTTACTGTGTCAGAAAGTTGATGATTTACATCTACCCCTCTATTTTTAACCCAAACCAACCCACCTTTAGTAGATAGGTCAATTCCATTAACAATACTTTGTGTACCGCTATTACCAGCATAAAGGTACGTGCTGAACACGTCCTCGATGTAGTTAACAGCAGTTACCTGTGCAAACTCACCAAAGCCTTGGGCAGATGCCGCGCCCCTAGTTTGTACTAATGGCATATCAGTCCTTACGCAAACTTGGTCTGTGAAGTAAACACAGTGAATGCCGCACTGCCTGTCTTGATGATGGTGTACATATAGACATCAACTGAACTTGCATTACCAGCCGCATACGCTGTGCCGCCTTGATACTTAGGCGTCACCGTTGAGCCGTCTACCTGCACCACATTGTTGTAGTAAGCAGTCGAGCCTTGCGTGACAAGGAAAGCCACAGTCACAGACTGCCCCGTGGTCATGGCGGTGTTCAGTGATGTGCCTGATGACGCTCTGAAGTTGACAGTCCAGTTTGCTGATGCGTTGCTGGTGTAGTACTGGACAGACTGGGTGGTGACATCGTAGTTGATCGTGCCTGTAGCCGCTGTTGCTGATACTGTTGCTACCTCTGCCGTGTCGTTCAAAATCATCGCTAGTGCTGATGATGTACCGCTGAAGGTCTTTGTGCCTGTGAAGGTCTGGGCCGTAGACAGGCTTGCCACATCAGACAAGGTGTTGCTACCAAAAGCAATGGTCTTGTTGGTAAGCGTAGATGTTCCCGTCAATGTGACGAGGTTTGTCGGTGTAATGATGTCAGATAGGGTTGTCAT